GCACGTACGAAACAGCCGAGTCTTCAGTGTAGTCAGCTACAGTGGTTTCACCGATAGTTGGGATAGTGAAGGTATCACCATCAGGGAAGCCATCCATAAGTTTGACAACACGCTGTGCCATCATCTCATCACGAAGGATGTCTTTAAGTTCAGAAGACCAAACTTCTGAGCGAATAAGCCGACCCATGTCAGCGTTAGAGGAAATCATACCAGCCATTTGACTAGTCCTTTCTTGGGATTAAGTTAAGTGTTTCCGAACCTCTCACCCATTTTAATACGGTCTTGCATTAGTTGCTGTTGGACCTTTGGGGTGAAATATTCGTTAGGGTTTTCCCGACGTAACTTCTGGTAGTAGGACCAGTTGCGTTCTGTCGAGGATTGCATGTTAGCCCCTTCAGTATTGATGGTGCTATGTAACATCGAACCCCGAGTGTTCTGTTGCTTATTGTCTCCGAAGAGAGCAAGGAAAGCAGTAGGTGACTCGGAAGCTAGTTGCTCCATACGACCCATAGAGAGACCAAGTTCATTGGCTTTACTCTGTAGGGCTTGTCCTAGATTGTCTCCGTACTGACCTTTCAGGGTTTCTTCCACCTGCTTTAGGTTCTGTTCGGTAGACTTCTTGGATTCTCGTTCCAATAGGGCTTTCTCAACAAGGCTCTTCAGTTCATCCTCGCCAAGAGTAGGTGGTGTGCCATCCTCTTTAACGCCAGCAATATTTGTGTCAGCCTCAAAGTCTTTCGCAGTGCTGGTGTCTGCGGCCTTGCCTTTGATTGCGTCGAGAACCTGTGATGCGTAATCGTTCTTACCTAAGTCTTCACGAAGTTGTCGATTCTGCTCTTCTAGTTGGGTTACGTAGCTATCCGCTTCGAGTTTACCCTTAGCTAGAACTTCAGGATCGCGCCAGTTCTCTCCTTTGGCTTGCACAAGCTTTTCTACAAAAGACGGTTGGGTTTCGTCTGACGTGGTAGCTTGTTCTGTCTGAGCCTGTTCTTGGTTAGAACCATTCTCAGTAAAAATGGACATGGGTTATTCCTTATCTAAGTTGATTAGTTCAAGCACTTGATTAAGCGCTCGGTTATATCCAATCCTATCTGCTTGTTTGTACGCCCATGAAGGGCTGTCGTAGTCTGCGGTAGGTGGAGTATCCTTGAGTAAAGGCTCTAGGATTTCTTTGAGACGATCAAGACTTGCTCGGTTTGAGAGGACAGCCTGTTTGACTTTTTCCTTGTCTTCTTTCGTCTTACATTCTTTAAACCAGTTGGCTTTCATTTAGAGACCCATCTCCTGTTGCATCATAAGGTGTTCCTCGTTAGATGCCTCTGCATCCTGAACAGCTTGTTGGGTCTTCAGTTGTTCTTCTACTGCGATATTCTCTTTGAAGAGGGTTTCCTCGCCAAGTTCTTCAGCAAGGATACGAGCGAACTCTTTACCCGATAGGTGAGCAGCGACAGAAGGGTCCCCGAGTTTAATCTGGTAGAGTTGGGTCAGGTTCTGTAGACGACGAGCGCGTTCAGCGAAGTGACGTGCGCCAATAGGAACCAACTTACCTTTAGACTTCAGGTCATCTTTTGTAATCGTCCTGAAGATTTCCGCACCTGAGATAGGTTCGATAACCTTAATGAGGTCAGACATATCCATGTTACGTCGGGAGACTTCCAACATTGCGTTGAGAACAGGTTCAAGGAAGACACGTTCAAAGTGGGCTGTCTTGTGTTCGAAGATACGACTTGCCGCTGACATGAGAGACTGAACTTCAAACGCTGTCTTCTCCCCTGCTGTACGGATGCCCATAGCCTCACGAGGCGCACCAGCCAGCATCTCCATCTTATTCTCTAGAATATTAATCTGGAGATCAGCCTGTAGAGCGGTAGGGTCGGGAGCCATATAACCTACGTCACCCTCTTCACCTAGGTAAATACGGGCATTAGGTTCAAAGTCGAAGTCCTCTACGTCACCCCTGATCTTAAGGATAGGGTAAGCGATCTGATCGAAGACGTCTGCCTTAAGGTTCTCTAGGTGGTCAATGCGGTACTGCATACCCACGAGATTATCTAGAGGTCCCATAGCGTAAAGGTTATCTGGGCGTGGACGCCAACCAGCATGGTAGATAGGAGCATGACCCAACCAACTAGGTTGCTTCTTGCTGGAGATTACGTAGGCACGGTCGAAGACTGTAATGACATGGTTGTCTAGGAGTTTACCTGAGTCCTTGTCGTAAATGTCTCCGTAGTAAGTAAGAACTTCTACGTAGTTTGACTCGTAGTACTCTTTGATGTTAGAGAACCCGTCAGCTACATAACCATCAGCCTTATACTGATCGTTGCTTCCTACGATAGCAGCACGACAATCTAGGATTTTATCTAGGACTGAACCGTCAATTTGCCCAGCCTCGGCCATAGCCTTAACTTCACCCAATGTTTTAATTGAGCGAATAATCTTTGGGGTCTTCACAAAGTCTGTAGCGGTAGGGTTAAAACAAATATCGAAGGGTGAGATACGAACTAGGCGTGGGCCAATGTAGTCAGGGAAGACTTCCCCAATCTCAGTTTCCGTATAAGACGCCTCCCAGTCTACCGTAGCGAAACAGTTGCCGTACTGAATGTAATCGTAGAGAAGATCGGAGACAGAGTTAACGAAGTCTGACTGACGGATTTTAGCTTGCATGTAAGCTTCCGCAGCATCTCGTTTAATCTTACTGTTTGAGTCAACATTATCTGCTTCGAACTTCAACCACTTTTTCTGAGGGAATAACGCAACGAAATAGTTGGCGTGAAGGTTGTCCATGATCTGAGTCAGCTTAGGGGTAGTCGTGCTGTTAGACCAAGGGAGCATCGCGTTAGCTGTTGTGCGAGTATCGGTGGCATACAGATAGTTACGTAGCTCTTTCTTTTCTTCGAGCCACGTCTTACGCAGATTATTCCACTGATCCCACTTACCTGCGATTTCTACTGCGGTATTATCTGGGTCAAGGATGTCTGTGATGTCGATGGTTTTCATTAACCAGTACCTCTAAATCTGTTATTAGCCCACAAAACATTTGACTCTTTTTGTCGTCTTACTTGTCTCGAAGGTTTAACTGCCATGTCAACGACAGAAGCTAGTGCGTCAATGACGTCATCGTGAGGAGGGTTACGGCTTTGAAGCTCTTCCTCAAGGATTTGTGTATTACCGCCTCGGTAGTGCCAGATGCTCAGGTTATCATACCGAGGTTCTAGGATTGAGGCGATACGTTCTTGTTTGTTACCTTGACTCTTGTTGGGTCGGAACTCGTCGATACTGATTGACAAACCGTGTTGCTTGATAAGTTCTTTAAGCTGTTTGACAATCGCCATCTGTGCGACGGTTGTTTCTGCTCGGAGTTTCCTGAAGGACCACTTGTTTGAGAGTTGAAGGATGTGTGTGAAGTAGTCAGATATTCTGTCAGTCCTGAATCTGTCGATGTCCAAGACGTAGATGTTGTTGTCTGCATCAATACCAATCACTACGATTGCTGTGTAGTCCGCCTTCTTACTTAGGCTGAAAGCGAAGTCTACCGCTGCGAAAACATTAAGTCGGTTATCTCGGTAGTACCAATGACCGTTCTGGAGTTTAAGATGTTTCTGTTCGAAGTACTGTAGTTTATCTGAGGTAACAGGTACGTTGTCTGGATCAGATGGATCGTTGTAGTACTGCGCTCGGAACTGCCCTTTGTCTAAATACTGACCACGTTTCTTAGCTAGAACTTTAAGATCAAAACCAAACCACTTACCATCTTTACGTTGACTACGTGGCCAGAGCATCTGACCCGTGCCGTCTCCTCTATCCTCTACAGGCTTCTCAAAGATTTCGTAGATGTTCTCTTCACCTACCTTCTCACCTTCGTCTGAGTATATATCCTCTACCATTTGAAGAAGATCATTATAAAGATCGGCAGGATGATACCTTGTACCTACAACCCATTCTTTAGCGTCAGCTCCTTCGATGGATGACAGAAGGGAGTACTGGCTCTTTACCTTATTTCGACCCTCACCTGTGTAGGCATTCTCATAGACAACCACGTCATCCAATACTGCAATGTCACAGTGCATCCCAGTGAGGGAAGTAGTGAGGCCTCCAGTGAAGACAGAAGGGTCACGGACATTTTCCTTCTTTCGGTCGGGGTGATCTAAGGCGATCTCCGAGTTGGTCCAACGGGTACGTTTACCTTCGTCTGCATGGACATGGTGAGGCCAGTACCTGCGGTAAGTATCTGAGGTAATGATCCCCTTGACAAAACCTAGTTGTTTCTCTGCAAGGTTGGCTGTAGCCGAGATATACAGAATGCGAAGAGTAGGGTTCTTAGTTAGCTCCCAAGCTACACGGTAAGCGATTAGACGGGATTTACCATGGTCACGAGGAAAGAGGAGGAGTTGGTGGGACTTACTGTCGGGACGGGTCCACCAGTTACATACGTCTTCATGACACTGGCCTAAGACCTGTTCAGGTGCTACCAGTTTAATGAAAGTAACTAAGTCACTCTCTGCTGCAAGTCTGATTTGTTCTAGGGTTGCCATATACTACCACACTCTTGATAAGGTTGTCAAGAGAAAACTTTACTCAGGTTTCTCAGGCCATACTACATTCAAAGGGAAACCCTCTTGCTGTGGGATGTCCCGCAAGGCTTGGCGGTATTCAATTTGCGCCTGTGTCATGGTCAAGTCAGATAGCGCCCACCAGTCGGTTTTAACTAATCTGTCCCTACGGTCCATGCGGATATCCCGTTCGGTTGGCTGAGGGATGTCCAGACTCTCTTTGAGTACCGTCTGAAGCTCGCCGTTGACAATTATGTTTTCATATTCCGTCATCATTTAATCCCCATCACAACATAACGGTAGTATCGGATATGGCCGCCGGAGATATACCATTTTACCCCAGTAATCCCTGTGGATGCAGGAGTGGACATCTGCATCATGTCCTTCTCCAAGTGTTCTTCATAACCCGTTGATCCCCAACTTTCGGTGGTTTCGGCGGTAAAACCAGACATTGTGACATATCCATTAGTAGCCTTAGGTCGCATATCAAACTTAGAGGAGTAAGTGTCGTTACTTCCTGAAGTTGTGCCAGCATTATAAAGGCTACTGTATCCGCCGCTGTCTATAGCGTACTGCAAATAGATTCTATCTGAGCTACTTGTTGTTTCACCCATTAAGTAACCGATAACATACTGGTAGTCACTGAGTCCAGTGACCGTAATTGAGGCCACTGACGAAGAAGAAGCCCCAGAAGCAATTACTTCCCAAACGCTGCCACCCACCCCCGTCAGGTTAGAACCATCGCCGTGGAAACTTGGCGCGTGGATCGGCTCTGCGGAAGTCACTTTGGAGTTGTTGACTTCAAGACGCTCCGTACCACCTGTAACAACACGCCACTGATCACCTGCATGGAACTGCATATATGTGTTAGTATCACCGTCATGGTAGATACGGTCCTGCAGGTAGATGTCTTCAACGTCCGTGATGTTGTTGTTGTTCATGTCGAGATTAGAGTTTGCATTCCGGCGCATGAACGTACTTTCGTGTTGGCCGTCAACAGTGTCAGCATCAAGGCCCGAGCCAGAGCCGTCATTGCCGCTGTGCCAAATAAGATAGCCTGTACCCCAAGAAGAACTGTCATAGTTTTGCTTTGCGATCCATAAGCTAGTGTCATCATACTTACTTGAGACAAGGGCTGTACTTCTCTTTACATCACCTCCTTCATAGGATGACATCCAAAGCACGTCATTCCAAGTACCGCCAAAACCCAGATTACCACTGTGTTGCATGGTAAGTTTCATCTTACCTGAACCTAGAACGCTATTGTTAGGCTTTTGTCCTGTACTACCGTTTTGGTAGTAGCCACCAAGATAAGATTGTGAACCATTGTAAATCTGGGGGGCGTTATACCCATCCAGCAGATCAGCGTCTAGACCAGAGCCAGAGCCGTCTACTGTTTTAATTTTCGTAAGTACCTGAGCCGCCGTATCAGGGGAGCCGTCTGAACCTGCCGGACCAGTCGAACCTTGCGGGCCTGTCGAGCCTTGCGGACCCTGTGTCCCTGTAGCTCCATCATTACCATCTGCGCCTGCTGGACCTTGTGGACCAGTAGAGCCTGTCGGACCTGTAGCCCCTGCCGGACCTTGAGGGCCAGTCGCGCCATCGCTACCGTCATTACCCGCAGCACCTGCTGGACCCTGTGGTCCCGTGGCTCCATCGTCACCGTCTGAACCCGTTGGACCTGTAGCGCCTTGTGGACCTGTGGCTCCATCAT